TGAAATGCTTGATAATGATGATTTTCTAACAATGAATAATGGAAACTTTGGAAATATTGAATTATAATGAATTACAATACTAAGCTACCTCCTCAGAGGTTATCATATAAAAGGAAAAGCCGTAAATGGCGACAAGAATGTGTTGATTCTCTGGATCAGGGGTTTAGCATGTATCACAATCCCAGCACTAGATTATCTGTATCCGAAAAGGTTATTTTACAAAATCTATATGAAGGAAAGGTTGATGTAAATGATATGGCTAAATATCTAAATCCATATGGGATTGCTGGATACCATATTAATAATGATATTGGACATCATGCTATTATGGTGCCTAAGATAGATGTTCTTGTTGGTGAGGAATCTAAACGTAAGTTTGAATGGAAAGTTATTGTAACTAACCCTAACGCTGTCTCTGATAAGGAAAATGCTTTACGTGATGATATTAAACAAAAGTTACTAGCTATTCTCCAACAGAAATATTCTGGTGATGATGAGGCTGTTAAACAGAAGCTGGAAGCAGAAGTTCGTAAACTTGAAGATTATGCTAATTATACATGGCAAGATCTACGAGAGATGCGAGGTTCAATGTTGTTAAAACATTATTACGCTGAACAGGATTTTGATAGAATATTTAATGATGGTTTTAAAGATGTTTTAATACATGCAGAAGAAATATATGAATGTGCTATTGTATCTAACGAGCCTAGGTTATATAAACTAAACCCATTAAAAGTTCATGTTGTAAGAACATCACATAGTTCCAGAATAGAAGATTCTGATATTATTATAATAGATGATCATTGGAGCCCTGGTAAAATAATAGATACATATTATAACGAACTGAAACCTAAGGATATTGATACTATTTTAGAATATTCTACACTAGGTTCTGATGGACGTGATTGGGAAGATGAATATGCTAATTCATTTATTTATGTTGGTGGTGCTAATAAGGATGGCGAAATGCTTGATTCTGTTGTTGCTACTGCTGAAATAAACGGACATTCATTTAGTGCTGATTACCAAGATGAGGATGGAAACATAAGAGTGTTAAGAGTGTTTTGGAGATCACAACGAAAGATTAAGAAAGTTAAGTATTATAATCCTGATGGAACAGTAGATTACAAGATAATGACTGAAGAGTACGAAGTTAAAGAAAATCTTGGTGAAGAAGAAGAAATATTATGGGTTAATGAATGGTGGGAAGGAACTAAGATTGGTAAAGAGATTTATGTTAATATGAGACCTCGTCCAGTCCAGTATACAAAAATGTACAGTCCATCTGAAGGTAATCCCGGTATTGTGGGAGAATTATATAATACAAACCAAGGGAAGGCTGTTTCGTTGGTGTCGCGTATGAAGTCATACCAATACTTATATGATTCCATATGGGATAGATTAAATAAAGCCATTGCTAAAAACATGGGTAAGATAATGGAAGTTGATGTTGCTAAAATTCCTGCTAACTGGGAAGTTGGTAAATGGTTACATTATGCATCTACTATGGGAATTGGAATTGTTGATTCATTCAAAGAAGGTAATAAAGGTGCTTCTATGGGTAAATTAGCAGGTACTTTTAATACTACTGGTAAGGTTTTAGATTTAGAAACAGGTAATTATATACAGCAACACATAGGCTTGTTAGAATTTATTAAACAAGAAATGAGTGAAATAGCTGGTATCACACAACAACGCCAAGGTAATATATCTAATAGAGAAACTGTTGGTGGTGTTGAAAGATCAGTAGTACAATCATCTCATATTACTGAATGGTGGTTTGCTAAGCATACTAATTTAAAAGTACGTATATTAAATGTATTTTTAGAAACAGCTAAAGCAGCATTAAAAGGACATAATAAAAAATTACAATATATTTTAGATGATACATCTATTAAGATATTTGATATTAATGGAGATGAATTTGCTGAATCTGATTATGGCATTATTATAACATCAGATCAATCAGCAGAACAAATGCAACAGAAATTAGATGGCCTTGCTCAAGCTGCAATACAAAGTCAGACATTGAAATTTTCAGATTTATTATATATTTATAATTCAAGTTCATTATCTGATATCAGACGTAAAATTGAGAAATCAGAAATTGATATTGAAAACCAACGAGCACAAGAAGGCCAAGCTCAACAAGAGGAGTTACAAGCACGTAAGGAAGAAGCTGCTCAACAATTAGCAATGGAAAATAGACGTGAGGATAGCAAACTTCAAATAGAGGTTAGTAAGATTGAATTAGATAGATTAAAGATTGAGGTTGATGCTAGATTAAGAGAAATGGAAATGAATTTAAAAGCAGGAATTGATAATGAAAAGGTAAAAGCAGATTTAGTTAAATTAGAGGAAGAGCTAAAGATAAAGGAAGCTGAACTAGATGAAGAAATCAGATCTAATAAAGCTAAAGAGAAAATTGATAGAGTAAATAAAAAACCAATTAAACAGTAGCATGTATGGCAGAAGAAGTTATTGATGTATTAGAAGGGTTTGAAGTACCCGAAGAGTTGTTTGAAGAAACACCAGAAGCAACTGGTGGTGATCCAGTAGATCCACCACAAGACCCAGTAGATCCTAAAACGATTGAAAAGGAATTAAATGGAATGAATGATCCAGAAGAACCAGAAACACCTGAGGATCCAGAAGAACCAGTTGAACCAGTTGAGCCGGTAGAACCAGTTGTAGAAGAAGATGCTGGTTTATTTAAAACATTGGCATCAGCACTAAAGGAAGAAGGCTTCTTTAATGATTTAGAAAACATTGACGATATAACAAATGTTGAGAAGTTATCAGAAGCATTTAAGAAAGAGGTTAAATCAAATGAATTTAAAGATTTAACAGACACACAGAAACGTGTATTGCAAGCATTCCGGGAGGGTATACCGCCTGAAACAGTAATTCAGCATGAACAGATCAGTTCTAAGTTTAAATCGATTACAGAGGAGATGCTGACCAGTGATGAAACATTACGAAAGAATATTATTATTTCAGATTTCCTAAGTAAGGGTATTAGTCAAGAACGGGCTGATAAGATGTTTAAATCGCTGTATGATGCTGGAGAAGATATATCAGAAGCAAAAGTATCGTTAGGCAATTTACAAGCCGTTGAGGATGCTAAATATCAGGAATATACTGATAATTTAAAACTTCAGAAAGAACAAGCAAAGAAAGTTCAAGAAGAACAATTAGAGAAATTAAAAACCAACATAGATAACGTAGATAAGTTCTTGGGTGAAATCAAGATATCTGACAAGATTAAGGAAAACGTCACTAAAGCAATGACAGTTCCAGTGACTTATTTAGAGGATGGAACTCCTTTAAACAAGTTAATGAAAGCCAGAATGGATGACCCAATTTCTTTTGAAACAAATCTATATTACTTGTTTGAATTAACGAATGGATTCAAGGACCTGAAAACATTTACAAAGAAAGCGAATTCCAAAGCTGCAAAGTTATTAAGTGATAAAATCGGGAATTCGACATTTGTTAAAAGTCAAGGAAAGCCAACGTATCAAGCAGACCCTGATTCCTATAAAGGAACAGATATTGTAGAATTAGTATAATTAAAAATTAAAAATTATGAGTGCAAAATTAGGTTTATACCAAATGACCTCTGCGAAATCGCATGCAGGTCTTACTACTAAAAACCACCTTGCAGCAATGTTCGCGACTCAACCTCAGCTTTTAACAAGCGCTATTACAAAAATGTTAGGAGGATCTGGTGTTAGAAATATCGACACCATGTTAAACGAACTGCCAACAAGATACGTAGACACAGATGATGAGTTTACATGGAAATTAGTAGGAGCGTCAGAACGAAACATTCCTCTAGTAGAAGCTAGATGGAGAGGTTCAGTTGTTGTTGACACAACCGATAATGTGGGGCGAGACGGAGATGAATTTGAAGTAGTTTTCGGAGAAAAACTTTTCTCAGACGTGAATGTGATCGTTGGTGAGAAAAATGAAATTTATCAATTAAGAATATTAGGGGAGCCTATTTCAGAAGGTACTAATTATGTTTACAGAGTAAGCTTAATGGGACCATCAGTAAATGGTATGCCTGGATCTGAATTGGTTGCAAATAAACGATTCTCGAAAGAATTTAGTCCAGTTGAAGACACTATGTCTATCAAGGGTGGTGATATCTCATTCAGTTCTCCAATTGAGATGAGAAACGAATTCACTACTTTAAGATTAGAGCATAAGGTTCCTGGTAACATGTTAGGCCAAAGAGTTGCTGGTAAAATAGCTGCTTTAGATTCTAATGGAAATGTTAAACAAGTTGATACTTGGATGCAGGAAGTAGACTGGAGATTTGAAATGGAATTCTCTCGTGAGAAATCTAGAGCATTAATGTTTTCTAGATCAAATAGAGATGAGAATGGACAATATTATGATATTGGAAAATCTGGTTTCGTAATTAAGCAAGGTGCTGGTATTCGTGAGCAAATGGAAGTTTCTAACATCTATTACTACAATGCTTTCTCATTAACATTAATCGAATCAATCCTTTATGATTTATCAGAAGGAAGATTAGATATGAGTGATAGAAAGTTTGTATTAAAAACAGGTGAACGTGGAGCTGCTCAATTCCATAAAGCAGTTATGGCTGAGGCTTCAGGTTGGACTAATCTAACTACATCGAATCCTGCTACATATTCTAAAACTGGATCTAAATTGCATTCTAATGCATTTAAAGCTGGTTTCCAATTTACTGAATGGTTAGCTCCTAATGGACTACATTTAGTTGTTGAAGTAGATTCTATGTATGATGATAAAGTGAGAAATAAAATTCTTCATCCAGACGGTGGAGTTGCTGAATCATACAGATATGATATTCTTTATATCGGATCTAGTGAAGAGCCTAATATCCAGAAAGTAATGGTTAAAGGAAAAGAAGAGTATCGTGGATATACTTCTGGTTTCAGAAATCCATTTACTGGTGAAGTTGATATCACAAGTATGGGTACTATGGAAGATTCTGCTACTATGACTAAATACACTAATCTTGCCGCAGCAGTATTAGATGCATCTAGAACAGTATCATTAATCCCTGGTATTTTAGCGTAAGGTAATATATCTATATAGAGGGGGTAATTCCCCTCTAATTTTAAATTTTAAGAATCTATGGCAGGAAAAACTAAGAAAGAGACAGAGACTGTGAGCACAGTTAAAAAGCAAGCGTTTAAATTACCAGATATAAAAGTTAATGTGAGGTTTGTTAAAAGACAAACTGGTTATATTAATAACCCAAGACACGTAGCATATGGTGGGAAATTAGAAGGGGCTTGCGATCATTTACCAGCGAAACAAAGTAGGAGTGGTAAATATGTAACAGTATTAAATGAAGTAGAACAACGGTATTTAGAAAAGCTATTAGCTATCAAAGAAGACGGATTGTCGATACACAAAACAACTGATAACTTTTGGGATGATATAAATATTATGTTATGCAAAGAAGGTACCGTAATGGATTTATCAGATCCATATGATTATATTAATTACAAAGTGTTATTAACATACACTGAT